GCATCAAGGTTGTCAGGAGACTTTACGCCCCTGCCACGCATCTCATCCTTGCTTTCGATCATGATGGAGCCCAAGTTCGTAAACTTATAGCGCAACATCATCATCTCATCAATCAGTTGCTTGTCATCTGGGTCAATGTCAATCTCTCCAGTTAGAATCTGCTCACGGAGAGAGTCAAAGTTGTAGGCACGAGCGTTGCCCCAGCGTGTGCGGTCTGGGGATGCTGCCGAACCCAGCATCGAGATCACCAAGTACCTACCGTTAGACATCGCAGCCAATTGGTCTACAACCGGACCACCAAGACCAGCGCCATCCACTCGGACTTCGGTTGCGCCAGTCTCCAGTGCTAACTGGTGGACTCTGGATGCCGATTCCAGCGCAGTTGCCTTAGTCCATGAGCTCAACCTTCTCAGACGGCCTCCACGGTTGACATAGACCACGCTATCGTCATCACCGAAGCGGGCTAAGTCCACACCAAGGTGCGCTGGGACTTCCATGTCATCTTCGATCTCAGTATCAATGCCCTTGTCCAATGCCTGCTGGCTAAAGAACGTGGTGTCATCCTCTTCTGGAAACTCGCCCAGAACCTTGGACCTAAATCGTGCAGAGTCCTCGCCCCATGCCTTCTTCTGGCGCTCAACCCATCCGGGCTGAATCAAAAGCGGCTTAACATCCTCAGGCACCCACTCACCCGTAAAGTTTGGCGAGTCATAGGCGGAAATCTTAATCTTGTTCCAAGTTTCATCCTCACGGAAGATCCTGTGGAACTCTGTGCCTCGGCGGTCAGGGTTTCCAATTGCCAAAACCCTTGAGTCAGCCGAAGTAGTAACTGCTTCAGCAGCGGTGTACAAATCGGTGGGGATACCACCAGCCTCATCCAGAATCACAAACACAAATCGGCGGTGGATTCCCTGAAAGGCAGAAACAATGTCAGTATCAGCAGGTCTACGGCCAAAGCCAATCAGTGTGCCGTACTGATCGTCGAGCTTCCACTCTTCGGACTGGTTAATGTGCCCCGGCAGCGAGAACCCACGAATCGCAGCAGCCTTGTGATTGTCCTTAAGCTCACGGAACAGCACTCGGGCAATCTGTGGGTAGGTAGGGGCAGAAACAATCAGCGCAACCTCGTATGGGTCACGAGTGGCCACCCACCAAGCTCCCAAGATACCTGCGGTTGCAGACTTACCGGCTCCGTTACAAGAAACCACAGCGGTGTGGGTATTCTCCACAATACTCTGTGCGATCTCAGCCTGCTTGGACCACATGTGCTTGCCCAGTACATCACTGGCCCAAGCCACAGGGTCATTCAGGTAAATAGAGTTCTTTGACCGCTTGCGTAGCTCAGCTACAACGCCGTCAATTACTCCATCAATGTTAGTCATTCTTATCCGTTGTGTAGAAGCCCTTACCGTAGAAGGTCACGCCTGCTGGCTGTGGCCTGCGGTTCATCTCAAGCTCACAGACCTCGCACAGTACCTTTGGTTCTGCCATCATGCTGTGACTTACTTCCCTTGTCCCGTGGTTCCTCGGACATGCGTAAAGATACGTTGGCACGTTCCCTCTCAATCTCTCGGTTCAAATACCATGCAGCCTTTTCAAGGTCCTGTAGCCTGTTGCCCTTGTGGTCAGCCCGCATTACATACTTAATAACATTCCCCAGACAAAATCCCATGTGCTCGGTGATCTGAATGGTCTCAACCCCGCTGGGGTGGCTGGTGTAGTGCTTTGGGTGGTTTACTGCGTCCACTTAGTCTCGTTCTTTCTCCAACTCGTACTTTGCTCGCACCAAGCCCTCGACCACCAACTCATCCAGCTCTTCTTTTTTAACCTGTGGGTATCGCTCGGACAACTCTGCCTTAGCAAAGTTCAAAGCCGAGTCCATCGCCCTCAGCAGCACCTTTTCCTGATACTCGCTGAGCTTGATAACGTCCAAGTCCAACTTGTTGCGCTCTGAGTCTAGTCGCTTTCCCAATTCCTGCAAAACCTTCAGCAGGAGTTTCGCAGATTCGTTATCTCTAAAGTCCACAGCGTTCTGGGTGAGGGAATCCTTCAGTTCGTTCAGCTCGAACAACAAAAGCTGTCGCTTCTCAACCTCTGACCAAATGTCACGCCTGTTCAGGAGCTGCTTGACGTGGAGCACAGCCTGAGCAGCAGGGATACCCGTCAGCTGCTCCATCTCTTCACCGGACTTGCCAGAAGCAGCTGCCCGAATCAGAGTCTCATCTAGTAGTGATACTTCATTTCTCGACATGCTGCAATATTCTTTCCAGCTTCTTGTCCATCTCTTCAAGCCTTGTGATCATGGCGTAGTACAAGGCATCGATCATGACCTGGGCCGAGGGCACTTCCTCTTGTTCTTCAGGCACAGATGTAATGTCTGCTATCCCTCGGGAGGGGCCTGAATTTACAGAAAAACCCTCGAAAAATTTTTTTGAGTCACCCATTTTAAAAGCTTTCGTAATCTATGAATTCTTTCACGGCCTTGACAGCCTCATCTAGAACTTCGTGGATAGGTGCATCAACATGAGCCTCAAAGTACACCTTCTCATCGTGGATCTTGGCACAGAACACATTCTCACCCTCGCCGTCCGGAGAGGCATCCACAACGGAGATTTCAAGCTGGATTGTCTCCGAACCCCACTCGGAAACTAGAAACTTTAAACTGCTCATAGGAAAATCCTATCATTAAGTAAAAAGTCCCGTTACTTAAGGTTAGCTACTTAAAGTTAAGTAACGATTCCGCATGATGCGGATAGCCACATTAAATGAGAAACCCCACCTGCCTCAGCAAAGGGTGGGGTCTCCAGCGGTCTGTAGGGTCCCGTTCCGGGGAAATAAGCCCAGAGATCTTGCGGCCGAAGAGACTGCTGTTATAAACCTAACCAGTTTGTTCAACGGTTAGGAGCCATTGGCCGTTTGCGTAAGCGGGTGGACCAACCTTGATGGCTAGAGGCACACCAGACATCACCAGTGTTTTGAAGCGGAGTTACTTGCAAGGGTGCTCGCCAAGCCTCTAGTCGTGAACCCTGAGGATTTGCACCTCCACGCACCATACGGAGCTGGCTACTCCGATTCGACGATGCCCTCGGAGCGGGTCCTTGCACTCGCTATAGCGTGGAGGGATTTCAGGTCCAACCGTTGTAGCTATATGCGAGGCGGGTAACCCTCTAAAAACTCTTGCAAGTTGGGTAGCCGAAGGGGCATCCAAGCTTTTAGAAAGTCGCACCACAGCTAGGAATCGAACCCAGCAAAGCCGGATTTGGAGTCCAGCTCGTGCCCAGCACCTGTGATATAACTCAGGAGCCTTGTGGGTTCACAGCCCAACTCCTGAGGGTTCTTGCCACACGGCCCTAAGCGTAAGCCAGTCGCAACCACCTCCGGCGTAGCTTCGCCTAACAGGACGTGACTCCTGCGACTAAGCGCTCTGGTATCTATTATAGGGCCTGATTTCTAAAAAGTCAACTGCAAAATTTTTTTGGGGGTCGGAATTTCTGAAAAGTGATCTGGAGTGGATGTGGGTGTGAGAAGGGCACCGAAAAAAAGAAACCGAAACTTTTTGATTTGTTTCGGCTCTCGGTGGTGAGGGCTCGGGCTATCTCTCGACTGTCCGAACACTCCCCTAGTGGTTCCCGAATCCTATCGCCTCAAGCACCTCCTCGAAACTCTGGCACTTCATCACCCAATAAATCGGGGAGTTGGTCTTGGCGTATGCGGCAACGGCTCGGGCAACTGCTCCCCTGATTGCCAGAATTCCAGCGTTAAAGGTGGTTCTAAACCTGCGTAGCTCGATAGTTGTTTTCCTACCATCCCAGTCAAGAGACTCGATGTCGTACTCCATCGGCTCGGGAAACTGCAAGTTGTGCAGACTCGTTGTCCATGCTCGGTCTAAGTAGTTGCGCTGACCCGTGACATACTCCGCAAGTTCTTGGCGGTTCGGGCGGTTGTTGTAGTCATCGTGTCCACCAGTGAACCACTCGGGCGAAATTTGGTAGATACGCTCCATCATTAGCAAGACATTCCTAGACTGCTCTCGGGTTAGGTCTCGCCCTTCGATGTGCAAGTGCCCACCTAGTCGGGAATAGTCGGCGCTGTAGTTGTCCTCTATCTCCTCGCAAGACTGCAAGAAGCTATTGTACTTGGCATCCCAATAGGTTCTCAGGGGGCTTTTTGGGCTAATCTCGTTGGCGGTGCAGGACTCGTCTGAGCAGTGGTCCGGGCTATCGTTCTGGTCCTCGCAATTCTCGCAATTACATTCGTGGTAAACACAGTCACGGCACCCACAGTCACAGTACTCATAATCACAGTCAACCGAACCATCTATTTCGGTAGTAAAGTCCGAATAGTCGCTCCATCGGGCATAGTGCTTAGCTCTGGCAATACATTCGTGTTCTGCCTCGAAACTCCATCGCCTTACGAGTTTTCCGTCAAGCTTGCGCAGCTTGTGGAATAGGTGCTCTATCTGGTCTAGTTCTTCTTGCTCGTGTTGCATTGTTCGCCCTCGTTCTTGTTTAGGTTGGTAATCGCTTGCCAGTAGTAACCGAACCCAATAATCAGAGCTAGGACTACTGCCACGCCATCCAGTGAAATCATCATGCGTTAAGTCTAGTCCTTTTTGGGATTTGCGCAAGTTCTGCCTAACTTTTTTTGTCCCCTTTTTTGGGGGACTTTTTTATTTGACTTTTCGCAACCTATCCCCTATAATCGCGCGCGCCTACGCCCGCCCGCTCGTGCGTGTGCGTTATGTGTGTGTCATGTCATCGGCTCTCAGAAAGCTCTCAGAAAACTCTCAGGTTTCCAGATACGCCTGTACGCTCCGAGTGCGAGCGCCAGCGCGAATTCCCAAATGCGAGCAGGGTGCGAGCGAGCGAGCGATTTCCCAAATCGCACCTATGCAGGGTGCCTGCGTTCGCCCGAATTCCCAATTTCATTACATCGTGTTGTAATCTCCCCTAGTTGGCGGGGTGGTTCTGGTTTTTGCGGTGTGTTGTGCGTGAGGGTGGCGAAACACGCCCATTTCACCAATAACTTGACAACGCTACATAAACATGTCATACTGTTACAACAACGATGATGAAAGGGCACAACATGACAAAGCGTTACTACTTGTACTGGCTGAATCCAGACAACTCTAAAACATTCTGGCTGAATGAGACTCTAGGCACAGAGTCACGCTTCAACAGCTACGAGGAGTGCTACCAGATCGGTTCCACCCTCATTCCACCCCACCCAATGTCAAGACTTTACTTCGAGGTAGAAGATATCTAGTCCGACTTGACAAACGCAACAATCCTATGTAAACTTGTAACACAAACACAACACAACGACAACAGAAAGGTCAGGTGATGCCCATGTGTGGTATCGGAGGTTTCTCATTATCAAGCAAGTCCAAGGTCAACCCACGCTCACTCAGCAACGCTCTACTTACCGAGCTAGACATTCGTGGTGACCAAGCATCAGGTTTCGCATACCAGTCCCAAGACTCCATCGGTTACTTCAAGAACGATGTAGCAGGCTCACGCCTATCTCTCAAGACCATGCCAAAGTCTGCCAGCACCGTTATCCTTCACACTCGATTCGCAACCCACGGTTCGACTCGTGACATGTCCAACAACCACCCCATCCAGTCACCGGACAGCACAATCCACCTAGTTCACAACGGTGTCATCTACAACCACGACCTAGTTCGCAAGCAACTCGACTACAAGCTACCCGAGGTAGACACCAGCGTTATCCCTGCTCTACTTCAGCAGTACAACCGTGACCCCGACAAGTTCTCCATGCTCGACGGCGATGCCGCAATTGCATGGCTAGACGAGTCTCAGCGTGGCAAACTGCACCTAGCTCGTATCTCGCACTCACCATTGACCATCGCTCAGCTCAAAGACGGTTCATTCGTGTTTGCATCCACTCGCTCAATCCTGCTCAACGCTCTCAAGCGTTTAGGGCTCAAGGCTGACTTCTTGCAAGATGTAGCCGAGCGCAAGATGCTCGAGGTTGTCTCAGGTCGCATCAACTCCATGCTCGACCTACCAGACACCGACCCTGCCTACATTGACAAGTCATGGGCATCAAGCTACTCCAGCTACCGCAACATGACTTCAGGTGGTCACGGCTCCGAGACTCTGTACAGCTACACCCCTAAGAAGATCGACTCGCTATATGGCGATGTCATTGTCATCAACAATCTCGAGGAGGAAGAGTTCCCACCAATCGAGGGTCTCACCGTAAACGAATACGGTGAGTACTTCGACCACCGACACTACTTCGTGGGTGACATAAACGACATGCTCGAGTGGGGCTTCATCCAACTCGACGGCTCGACAATCCCATGGGGAACTCCCAAGATTTACGAGGACATGTTTGCCTCGTAAATCTTGTCTAGGGGGGCTTGACTAAAATCGTCACTTTTTACGATTTGGGTCTCACTCTAAATTATTTATAATAATAATATATATATAAATAATATAT